CCGGTATGGCTCCAAGATACTCGTCACTTGCTGGGTACGACAGAGAAGGACGAGCGAAGGACGTTGTTGAGGCAAGGCAAAAATCTGAGAAACAAAAAGCTGAACCCAAGCCAAAGACAGCCCCCGCAAAAGGCAAGTACGACGGTATGTCGTTTGGAGCAGCTTTCAATGCGGCTAGAGATAAGGGTGAGCCTACGTTTCCGTGGACAGATGCTAAAGGTGTAACTAGAACCTACACCACCCAGACTAAAGAAGAAGCTGATGCGAAGAAAAAAACACCAGCAGCGCCAAAAGCTGAAGCAGCACCTAAGCGAAGGAAGTTTCGGCAAGACAAACCTTCTGGTACGTTTACACCTGCTAAGGTGTCAGTGCCCAAAGTGACTCAAAAAGTGAAGAAGCTCTTTAGCCCTAAACCACGGTAATGAGATGTAACTATGGCTGGACTGACGTTTCTCAGAGTCGTACCGAACAACGAGATTGAGCGCCAAGAGCGCGAGGCAATCGAGGCGGCGGTGTCTGAGCGTCAGAACCAGCCAGTCATTCTGGGCTTAGCGTCCTACCTTCGTCGGTGTTGGGACGTGGCTCAGATGGCGAAGAAGCCTCTTGAGTACGAAATGCTGCGTGCGATGCGCCAGCGCAACGGTGAGTACGAAGCGGACAAGCTCCAGCAGATCAGGGCGCAAGGCGGCTCTGAAGTGTACATGCTGTTGACCGAAGTGAAGTGTCGTGCAGCGGAGAGTTGGCTTCGGGATATCCTGTTGGATCAGGGCACCCCTCCGTGGGACTTGCAGCCGACGCCTATTCCTGACTTGTCACCACAACAGGAAGGTGCAATCCAAGAGCGATTCGCCAATGCGGTGTTGAACGTCGTCCAAAGTACGGGAATGGCACCGAACTCCGCTGAAATGGCATCCCTTAAGGAGATGCTGGCGCAGGATTACCGCTTTGAACTCATGCGTGAAGCGCAGAATCGCGTGGATCGGATGAAGGATAAGATCAGCGATCAGTTCGCACAGGGTGGTTGGGGCGAGTCATTTGACGCCTTTATCACCGACATGGTGACATTCCCATGCGCGTTCATGAAGGGACCGATTGTACGCAGACAGCGTAGGCTCGGATGGGCACAGGGACAGGACGGACGGGTTCAGGTTGACGTACAGGAACGGCTTGCACCGGAGTATGAACGGGTAGACCCCTTTAGAATCTACCCGGAGCCGGGGATCACCAACATCAACGATGGCTATTTGTTCGAGCACCACCCCCTGACTCGAATGATGCTGGCTGATTTGATTGGTGTCCCCGGCTATGACGAGGATGCAATCCGCAAAATCTTGGATGAAGGCGCTGGATCATCGTGGATCAGCGAAGATGTAGAGTTGATCAAGGACGAAGAAGAGCGAAAATACTACTCTTACATGCGTCCGACAGAGATTTTCGACGCTTTGGAGTTCTGGGGGAAGGTATCGGGCAAAATGCTCCGCGAATGGGGCATGACAGCCGAAGAAGTCCCCGATGAGGCGCAGGAATACGACGCAAACGTCTGGCTGATCAACAACTACGTCATCAAAGCAGTGCTGAATTACGATCCATTGGGCGAAAAACCCTACACCAAAACGTCCTATATCAAGCGTCCGGGCGCGTTTTGGGGGTACAGCATCCCCAAAGTACTCGAAGACCTGCAAAACATCTGTAACGCCGCTGCACGCGCCTTGGTGAACAACATGGGCGTGTCTTCCGGTCCACAGGTTGAGGTGAACGTCGAGCGTTTGCCGCCAAACGAAGACCTGACACAGATGTATCCGTGGAAAATCTGGCAGACCATGAACGATCCGATGGGATCGAGTGCGCCAGCAGTCCGATTTACCCAGCCGAACAGCAACGCCAGTGAGTTGATGGCGGTCTACGAGAAGTTCAGCAGGCTTGCAGACGAACATTCTGGCATTCCGGGCTATGTTTATGGTGATTTAGACGTACAAGGGGCTGGACGTACATCCTCTGGTTTGTCTATGCTTATGGGTGCTGCTGGAAAAGCGATCAGGCAGGTTGTCGCACACATCGACAACGACGTAATTCGCCCGATTGTGCAGCGCCAGTTTGTGTTCAACATGCGCTATGACGACGATGAGTCGATCAAAGGCGATGCGGAAGTAATTGCGAAAGGTGCGGTGAACCTTGCGACCAAGGAAACGGTCAATGTTCGCAGACTGGAGTTCCTGAACGCCACGGCGAATCCGGTTGATATCGAGATTCTTGGCAAGAGTGGCAGAGCAGCGATCCTTCGGGAAGTTGCCAAAGGACTTCAGATGCCTGTTGATGACTTCTTCCCGAGTAAGGAGAAGGGAGACTTCAACGACGCCCTTGCTGCGAAAGCAATGCCGCAGCAGGCGCAAGCCCCGGTGCCGACCCAACCGGACGGGAGTCCCAAGGGCGGCAGAGAGGGGAATACGGTTAGCAGTCGTGTGAGTGGGCAATGATCAGGCCGGATGATCAGGCAGTCAAGGCGATAGGAGCGATGGTGCGCCAACACCCCGAGGCACTTGCTTGGGTGGAGAGTTGGTACCGCCATGAACTTGAGAACCTACCACACGCAATGAATACACCTGCGCTTTGTCAGGGGCGGTGTCAGGTGTTGGGAGAACTGGTGAAGTTCTTCCGTGAAGCCCCATCAATGGCGGCAAAGCGATAGCAGCCGCTGATTACGCATACCGATAGGAGCGTGCAACATGGCAATGCCTGAACAACTTCGTAAGCAGCTTGAGGACGTGAACAAGTACTACTCCAAGCAGGGTGAGGCAGAAGCCGACACGCCTGAAGAAGAGCCAGTAGCGAGTGAGTCCGACGAGGATGCAGAAGTTGACAACGAGTCCACAGTAACTGGGCATACTGAGGACACCAAGTCTGAAGACGAGGCGGTACTACAGAAGTATCGGACGCTTCAGGGTATGTACAACGCCGAAGTCCCGAGGCTGCATCAGCAGAACAAGGACTTGAACGGGCGGGTGCAACAGTTGGAGCAATTGCTGGCGTCGATTTCGTCGCAACCAGCCAGACAACAGGAACAGTCAGTCGCTGCTGAGAAGTACATCACGGAGACTGACATGAGTGAGTACGGTGATTCCATTGACGTAATGCGTCGGGTGAGCCGCGAGGAACTTACGCCTGTTGCACAGCGGATTGCGAAGATCGAAAAGATGCTTGAGCAGATGCAGACCAGCGTCGTGCCAAAGCTCGAAAACGTGGCAAAGCAGCAGGCAGTGTCGTCAGAACAGCGGTTCTGGGCAGACCTGACAGCAGCAGTGCCTAACTGGAGAGAAGTCAACGACAGCAAGGAGTTCCAGTCTTGGCTGTTGGAGGTAGACCCCCTCTCTGGGTACACACGGCAGACGTACCTTGAGCAAGCGCAAAACGCACTAGACGTGAATCGCGTGGCGCAGTTCTTCAACGTATGGCTTGGCGACACAGGCAAAACCAACGCAGCCCAATCCAATCGTCGGACTGTTTCATCCGAGTTGGAGAAGCAAGTCGCCCCCGGACGCGCACGAGGCGCAGGGGCGCAATCCAAAGGAGAAGCCAAGAAGTACACGGCTGAGGATATCCGACAGTTCTTCAAGGATTCCGCAGGCGGTAAGTACAAAGGGCGTGAAGCAGAGCGTGACCGGATCGAGCGAGACATTTTCCTCGCGCAACGTGAAGGTCGTATAGTGTAATTAGCGAGGTGACTTATGTCGTATCCAGTCGTTTCAGGCCGCCCCAACTATAGCGGCAACTTTATCCCAGAAATTTGGTCTGGTAAGCTGATCGAGAACTTCTACGACGCAACCGTACTGGCTGCGATCAGCAACACCGACTACGAAGGTGAAATCCGTAACATGGGCGATACGGTCAACATCCGTACCACCCCTGAGATCACCATCCGTGACTACGTTAAGGGTCAGACCCTGACTGTCGAAACCCCTGACAAGCCCAAGATTCAGCTTGTTATCGACAAGGGCGAGTACTTTGCGTGCGTCGAAGACGATGTTGACAAGATTCAGACCGACGTGAACCTGATGGATACTTGGTCTAAGGACGCTTCCGAGCGTATGAAGATCAAGATCGACCAGCGCGTTCTGACTGATCTGTTGCCCGGTATCGGTTCCTTCAACAAGGGTGCCACTGCTGGTGAGCAGTCTGGGTCTTACAATCTTGGTACTACAGGTGCTCCCCTGACTGTAACCAAGGACGGAGCCAGCGCCACTACTTCTGTCATCGACCTGATCGTTGACCTTGGTACTGTGTTGGACGAAGCCAACTGCCCTGAAGCCGGTCGCTTCCTTGTCATCCCTGCCAAAATGGCTGGTCTGATCAAGAAGTCCGAACTGAAGGATGCTTCCCTGACTGGCGACGGAACCAGCGTCGTGCGTAACGGTCGTCTGGGTATGATCGACAGGTTCACCCTGTATGTCTCCCACAACCTGAACGTATCGTCTGGCAAGACCTCGCTGATTGCTGGGCACAAGATGGGTTTCACCTTCGCGTCGCAGATGACCGAGATGGAAACCATCCGTTCTGAGTCCACTTTCGGCAACATCATCCGTGGTCTTCAGGTATACGGCTACAAGGTCGTCAAGCCCGAAGCTTTGGCGCAAGCCATCGTTACCTTTGCATAAGGAGAATTTGACATGACTGCTTATACGGACTCCCTTGGGTTTAACAAAGGTACCGCAGGCTACGACGCCAACGGGCTTGCCAGCGTTAGCAAGATTGCTGTGCAGCTTGACCTTGCCAAGATTGTTGCGGCTCGGTCTGCTGCTGGTGCTTCTGCGCTGACTACCAGTGACACGTTGCAGGTAATCAACATCCCCGCAGGCTCTGTTGTACTGTCCGCTGGATTCACGGTTACTTCGGCTGAGACTTCCGCTACAACTGGAACCATCAGCCTTGGTGACGGGTCTGTGACCTATGCCAGCACGATTGCCATCAACGCTACGGGCACCAGTGCAGCTAACCTCGCTAACCCAACCGTCTACAGTTCGGCTGACACGCTCGACCTCTCGTTCGGTACCGCAATGGCTACCAACGTAGTTGTCACAGCGTGGGCTATTGTGGCTGACGTAAGCTAAGGAAGGGGCTTCGGCCCCTCTCCTATAGGAGAGTGCTATGGGTGTTTATCGTGGCGTTACCCA